ATAAAGTTATTTATAATATATCTAATCTATTAGGATTTTCTAATATCAAAGTATATAAATACTTTTTAGCAAAAGAAAGATTATTTGATATATATGGTGTACCTATAGTAAAATGGACTACTAGATTTAATACTGATACTGGAGAAATTGAAAAGATACCAGATTATAAAGCTATGTATAAATTATACTTTCAGAAATTTGAAGTAATGGATGATAATTTCTTATTGACTTTTGATAAGCAAGCTAATCATGTTGAATATAATGATGTAGTTAAGAATGATCCATTCTGGATAGAAGATCAAAATCTTGAAAGAAGAATATGGGAGAATACATATAACTTTGTAGAGAGTAAGTATCTAGGTATGGGTGTATCATATAAGATGACAGATATCATGTATGAGAATATTATAATGCTTAAATTACTACTACAGAAAAGACATGACTTAACTGATGTTACTATTAAATTACCAAAGATAACAGGAGAAACTCCTATTCCTATATTTGATATTATAGTAACTTTGTTATGTCTTACTGCTTGTAAGCATAAATTATATGGAGAAATAATATCAGTTCCTACTCAAGTTATTTCAGTATTAGACTATGTAAGAAATCATGAGCAATATGATTATAATTTAGATACTTTAAAATTTAACTTTAAGTATTTTTTTAATCCTAGTGCTAGAGATAAAAATGCTGATGAAACTAATCTAAGAGATCAATTAATTAATTTTATGAAATCTCCTAAAGATGGTAAATTAGCAGATACATTCCAATTTAATTTTGATTATCTCAATCCATCTAATCCTGATACTACAGATAAAATAGGGAAGATTAAAAAGATATTAAGTTCAGATGATTATGATAAATTCATTAATTATATTAATATTATAGAGCAGGATACTGCAACTTCTACTGATAAAGTAAAAGCAATTAATGATATATATCATAATATAAAAGAATTAAAAACTCTTCTTAATTTCTATTTAACTAAGATAATAGATAAAAGACGAGATTATGAGTTAATGAAAACTTTATATGATGCATTATTTTATTCTACAGAAGTTAGTGATGTATTTAGTATTACTGGAGAAAAAACAGGAATAAAGAGAACTGCGTATACATACTTTGAATTTTTATTCCATTTAAATCCTTATTTATATTCATCATTATTCTCTGTAGATTTTAATAGAGAATATGATAAATACTTAAGAACTAATAATCTTTCATATGCTTCTTATTCAAGAACTCAATTTATGGAAGATGTTGAAAGAGGTGATATCTTTATAGATTATAGTAATTTTAAAGATATGACTCTTGATTATGGAGAAGCTGATTCAAAAGAAAAAATATATTTTTATGTAAATCATATAATAGGAAGATTACAAACTATATTAAAGGATATCCAATATTTATTCTTGATGAATGATGATGAGAATCCTTTATCAGAATTATTATTAAAACTAGTTAGATTTTTTAAATCATATACAGTTGATGTTATTAATATGGATACTTTAATAATAGCAGATACTAAACCAGAAAATGCAATGAAGTATTTTGATGAAATATTCTATATGAAGAAATTAATTCAAGTACCTGAAAAGATGCATACTAGTTTTGATGATGTAGTTAATTTGTTAATAGGAAGATTTTTAGCAAGTGATGATAAAAACGAAAATGTAATTAAGTTTAAAGATAAATTTATATCAGAAGTTCTTATACGATTAACTTCAGATAAACTTAATTCAATCAGATTAAAAGAAAAATTTGATTTAAGAAATAAAGAAGATGAAGTTAATGATAAAACTAAATTATATGATAATACAAAGAATGTTAGTATTACTATGACTAGTAAAGATAATATTCCAATGAAACTAACTGATAAGATAGTTAGAAAATGGTTTGAATAGATAGGAGAAAAAAATGAAGAAACTTACTGAGAAGTTAAAGTTTAGTGATAATATAACCAATAATGGTATATGGGCTACTACTGAAGTAATAGGTGGTTATGGTGAAATACATAATAACCCTAATGGAAAATCAACATTAGATGAAGAGATATTTAGAACTAAGAATATTGTACCAATAGGTGGTGTATCATATGTAATGGAGCAGATGTTTGGTGTTAAAGATAGCCAGATAGATGTTCCTACAGTATATACTACAGATAGTATTGGTATTATAAATTCAGGAACGCCATCAGAAACTTATGATGTACCAGGTGGTACAAAAACACCAATGTATAGATATGGTCATTATGTACAATTATTTGGTGTTGGTATAACAGGAACAGCAGAGAATGATATTACTATATATAAACCTGATTATAGAGAGAATGGTATTAAGCTGAGTAAAGTTAATGCAGATGGATTAACTGTAACAGGAACAATGTTACCATTTAGATATACACAAGCAGTATTGAATTCTCAAGAGAGATTACAGTACTTTGGTAAAAAAACAGATAGTGATGGAGTAACTGGTTATTATTTAAAGAGATTTGAGAATGACCCAGTTATTAAGCACATATGGAAAACTGGTGAAGATATAATAGATGAAGAGAATGAAGTATTAGTTCCAACAGATAGTGTATGGAGTAATACAGCAGGATTGAATACTGTAGAAACTTTCACAGAGTTTTTCTTAAAGATAAATAAGAAAGATGTAAAAGAGTGGTTTATTAACATAGAGCAGGAAGATAGAACAAGAATTAATACATTGGCTTTGTTTACAGGTCAGTATGTTAAGGGAAGTAATCCTGCCGATTATGGTGATTATAGAGATGTAAGATTATTCTCTAAGTTGTGTATCAACCCAGAGTACTTAAATCTTAATAAAGACTTGAATATCATATATAGAGTATATGGTGCATAAATAAAAAAAAATAAACAGCCGAAGCTATGGGACCAGATTAGTTTTCTGGTCCCTCTAAAATATCACTGACGAATGGACCGTCAGTGATATTAAACCTTTTGTAGATTTTATCCCAGAACTCTTCTGAGTAATTATCCACATTCGACTGGTCAAACCCGTTTCTCCAGTCATCATTCTTATACACTAGCATATTCTTCATGAGATCAAAGAGGTATAATAACTTACCGTTATCGTGCTCTACATACATTGTTCCACAGCTACTGTTAATTTTATTATGTTTTCTCATTTTCTTATCCTCCTGAGATTAAACTATTTTTATTATTACACAAAAATGATATATATATATATAGATACTGAAAATACGGATAAAAAAAAAGATAGGGTAAATAACCCTATCTCAAATTCTTTTTTAATTAATAACACATAATCACAATTCTGAGCTATAAATACCATACTCATCGCCGAATAGAAATTCATCTTCGTTCTCTAACACGACAACGTTGTTAGTATCTACATCAATAATTAAAATTCCACGCTTCTTAGAAATTATCATATAATTCCACCCATCAATATTTGAAAATTCTACCACTATAATACCTCCCTAGAAATTAATTATTCTTTTATTATAAACTTAAGTTATTAGTCCTTTTAAGATATCTATTCTTAACACTATAATCTGCAAATGCATATATCAGATTTAGCTTAATAGATAATCTCTTAAAAATACTTCTAAAGAATCCATCATCATATGATATATTTATTTCATTTATCTTATTAGTAAAAGCTTCAAGGTTTTCACTATTTAAACTACTATCATTCTTTAGGTTCTTCTTAATAGTCTTCACTACATCTTTATCTATAGATGATATTATAGTATCTACTATTCTGGTAGCTCTATCTACTTCAGCAGGACTTATCACACCCCATGTATTTTTATCAATACACATATTGGCATATTTCTTCATGATAGTCCATCGCTTATGCTCATATCCATCAACCATCCCATACATCACTACTTTTAAATCGGTACATACTAAACCGTCAACTAATAGCTTCAATTCACTAATTTTAACATTCTCTAATAGATTAGTTTCTTTAACTATTGCAGGTTTGCTGTTCATATTTATCCTTTCTTACAAGTTACTTGTTACTTTTCTCAATATCTGCTTCTATCTTCACTCTCATGTTAATATACTTTAAATAAAATAATAATGCTAATATATTTGACACTAATGCATTCTTTGATGATTCGTCTTCTACTGTATTAGTAATAATACTAGTA